CGCTGACGACGTCGGTCAGACCGTCGACTTGAGAGGGGAACCCTCTCCCAACCGTCAGGGGGACGGCACCATGCTAATCGCGCCGGATCCGTGGGCAATGGCTCTTCATTTGACAAGGTATCAAAGAACCAAAGCTCACGACGCCACAAGCCAGAAGCTTGTAGCACCGGCGGATCAACACGGATCCCCAACCCCCTAGACACACTCCTGCCCGAGCAAAGCACGTAACGTTTTCTCCTACGGAGAAAGAGAACTTGCGCCTTTTCTCGGGCCACACCTACAAATCCCCGGCAAAAGCTCCGAAGAGCAGATGCCAACCCCCCGACTGAGTCGAGGGGCAACAACAGGCCGCCCGTCCGAAGAACGGGTAACCGTCGCGGAGACTTACCCCCCGCCCGGAAAAAAGTAGAATTCACAGAAAAAAATCTCTTATGAACCATAGTTTTTCCAGGTGAGAGTCGCAGGCCGACACGACCAACGAATGTCGACCACCGAACATAATCCTCTGGAGGACAGCGAAAAACTATGTCGTCCCCGTTGATCTTAACCGGAACATTGTCCGGGAAACACCAACGGAAGGCGGCATAGTTTTGTAGACACAGAAGAGGGAAACTTAACAAGTTCCCCATCAACTGCCCTACAACCTGCTCAAAGGGCTCCTCGCAATCGTCATACCAAATCTTCGCCCGAAGGGAAGACTTGGCCGCATTACATAAGTGATACGGAATTGACGAATTGCGGAGAGCCACATCAAGCAGCACTTCCGCAACCTCCAAAGGAAGATGGTCGGTGGCGCACTCGTAGTCGCCGCTCACGAAGACATGGCCCGGGAGGGCTACAAAATCTCCCAACTTACTAGGTGAGGCTTCACCACGAAGAAGCCAGGGAAACCGGGAAAGTTGGTTGTACATTGCTTTGTGCAAGGGTCTTAAGACTCCTTGCATAGCAGAGGCAATTGTCACGCCACGAGCCTTCCCGCCACCCTCCACGACATGGAATTTCACGTCCGTAGGGACAGAAACACCACGACCGCGAAGGGTGGCGGAAAGAAACTCGCCACGATCCGGAAGGAGGGCGCGAGCGCCCCCCTTACCCCTACCATTCTCAAGGCAAGAAGATACCGAGGGAGTCGACCTCCAAACCTGGTCCTCGTAATGACGATCCCATCCAGGAGGAAAGCACTGACGTGCAATTCTCCTGCAATGAGCGAGGTAACCAGGCGGGAGGTCGGACAATCGTGGATCCGTGCATAGGCGGGCCCTATGCAACGAAGCATGATTGTCCCCCAACGTTGGGAGAGCCTTCCGAAAGAGGAAGAGCGAACCAGCGATGGTCATTCTAGCCGAAGCAGAACAACCACCCATGGAACGACTCCACGGGTGTGTAACCGGGTTTTCAAGGAGCCCCACACAAAACTCCTTGGCCTTCTTGGCGTCAAACCACTCCTCAGTCAGGCAGTCGGGCACTGGCAAGCGAGTTTCCCCACACGGAGAAATGACCGCTTCCAACACACCGACCACCTCTGAAAAAAGAGTGGCAAGACTCGCGCCAGTAAACGCAGGCGGTTTACTACTGGCGACCATAGACTCTTGAAGAACAAGAGACGATCCGTCGGATTTCACGGACCAGCTGCAGGATCAGCAGGGGCGGAACACCTCTACCTAAGGAACCACAAGATACCCGGGTCTACTCGTAGTATACTCCGGTCCCGCCCTTGGCGGCACGGAACCAGCACTAGAGGATAAATGGTGGGAGCTTTCGCCCGCTGGCGGTTGCCAACGTTCCCACCATAACTCTCTTTAACCATACCAGCACTCTTACACTGCTGGGCTTCATCATTGGGACCGAAGTTAAGAACGGAACTGTACCCTAGGCCATACGACGTTATCAAGTCGCATGTCACCTACAGGGAAGTCCCGGGCGAAGAGGGGTTTTCAGCCCCCTGCCACACCTAATTCGGCGCCGCCCTCACATGGACGGTGATTTAACCCTTTGACTACGCACCCCTACGCAGCGCTCGCTGCTGGCTAAGGTCTCGCCAACCAAGCAGACCCCCATCTCTTATGTATTCCCCAAGCAGGGTAAAGACCCGTGCTTCATCTCCCCAGTCCGTGAAACAGTCGTCAGTTCAGCAGCTGAACTGAGCGCGAGTCTCTGGACGCTCCGAGGGCGCTAAAGCCCAGACACACTCCCGCCTTCGGGGTACGACCCAATCCCGAAACCCTCTCTCGGACACCCGGTACCGCAAGGTATGCGGACAGCGTCCGTGGACAAGAAAACAATGGTCGCGGACCTGCACCGTAGGGTGACAGATTCGTTCCCATTTTTTCTTCCCACGGCGCCACCGACGCCAAGCGGACTCGTGTCCCGTCCCCCTCAAGTCCCGAAAATACTCCCCGGTCAAAAGGCCCGGAGAAGGCGGACTGATCCAAGCATCAGCGACCAAGGCAGACCAAAAGGACTCCTGGGTCTCACGCTGACGACGTCGGTCAGACCGTCGACTTGAGAGGGGAACCCTCTCCCAACCGTCAGGGGGACGGCACCATGCTAATCGCGCCGGATCCGTGGGCAATGGCTCTTCATTTGACAAGGTATCA